CTGAATTATCTGTAAGGTTTGGTCGTAAAGCTAAATCTTTAATGGACTCTCCAGAATATAAACAAGTTTTTAAAACTAGATTAAATCCTGATTCTCAAGCTGCTGGTAAATGGGAAACAGAACAAGGTGGTGAATATTACGCCGCCGGTGTTGGATCAGCTATCACAGGTCGTGGTGCCGATCTATTAATTATTGATGACCCACACACTGAACAAGATGCTCTTAACAACCAAGCTCTTGAAAGAACTTATGAATGGTACACATCAGGACCTAGACAACGTCTTCAACCTGGTGGATCGATTGTTGTCATTATGACAAGATGGAATGAAAAAGATTTAACAGGTAGATTATTAAACGCTCAAAAAGGAGTTAAAGCTGATCAATGGGAAGTTGTAGAATTCCCTGCAATACTTCCATCAGGTAAACCTGTTTGGCCGGAGTATTGGAATTTAAAAGATTTAGAATCTGTCAAAGCTAGTATTCCTCTTAGCAAGTGGAATGCACAATACATGCAGAATCCAACTTCAGAAGAAGGAGCTTTAATTAAACGTGAGTGGTGGCAAAATTGGGAAGATGATGAAATGCCTCCATTACAACATATCATACAATCTTATGATACAGCTTTTATGAAAAAAGAAACTGCTGACTATTCTGCTATTACAACCTGGGGCGTGTTTCAAAAAAATGAAGACTCACCACCAAGTTTAATATTAGTTGATTCATTAAAAGGTAGGTATGAATTTCCAGAGCTTCGTAGAATAGCGTTAGAACAATACGGCTACTGGAATCCAGAAACAGTTATAATCGAGAGTAAGGCATCAGGATTACCTTTAACTTATGAGTTGCGTAAGATGGGAATTCCTGTTATAAATTTCTCACCGTCGCGTGGTAATGATAAACACACGAGGGTAAACGCAGTATCTCCGCTCTTTGAGTCGGGACTGATATGGGCGCCCAAAGATATGGACTTCGCTCAAGAAGTCATTGAGGAATGCGCAGCTTTTCCTTATGGAGACCATGATGATCTAGTGGACTCTATGACCCAAGCTGTAATGAGGTTTAGACAGGGAGGCCTAATAAATCACCCTGAAGATTATAAGGAGGACAAAATGCCTCCACAACAGAGGACGTACTATTAATGGACGATTGGAAATATAAAATTATTGAAATTGCCGAAGACATGGCAGGTGAAGACGGTTTAGATTATTCTGAGCTTTCAGATAAAGATCAATTGAAGTATTATGGTAAAGCCTATGAATATTATTTAGATAGACCAGAAAAAGCAAACGGAGGAATTATGAGAAATTTTTATGCACAAGGTGATGAAGTTGAAGAGTTTCAAGAAGAGGATCTTTCTGATATTGAGTTAATGAAAGATCAAGGCGTTCCATATGGAGAAGAAGTTAAGTCTCAGGATTCAGGCATCATGCAAATGGCAGATAGAGATCCTTTATTAGAAGACGAATATAATAAATATAGATTTGATATGTTAGAACAAGGTTTAGAGCCTATGGACTTTGATAGTTTCAGAAGAGAAGCTATGAGTGATCAAGCAGCTATCGATCCTAAAATTAGAATCGAAGAAGTTGTAAAAGAATTTATGAGAGAAAAAGGACGTAAACCAAATTCATTAGATGAACTAAAAGAGTTTTTTGAAATGAGAATGGGTACAGCTAAAGATCCTGGAATGGAAGTTGTTAAAGAATTAGTTGAAGATGATAAAACTAGAATTACTTTAGCTGGTGGATCTTTCCCTGATCTATCTGGTGATGGAGAAATTACACAAGAAGATATCTTAATTGGTAGAGGTGTTATCAAAAGAGATAATAAACAATCAGGCGGACTAGCAGCAATCCTAGGAGTTTAAATTGAAACTCCACGAGTATAACGAGATGATGGCATATCTCACACGACGTGAGAATTTTGCTGAAGGATCTCCTCCACCAAAAAAACCTTACAGCGCAGTTCAATTTAAAAACAAAGCAGACACTTTATTACAAGGCGTATTTGGAACTGGAAAATCTTCTAATGCTTTTCTTGTAGATTTAATACAAAAAGAATTAGACAAAGCTGTTACTGAAGGTGTTCTTACAATGCAAGAAGGTCTTGAGTTTATTAAAGGCCGAAAAGATTTCTACGACAATTATATAAAAGAACAAAGTGAAACTACAGAAGGTCGTATTGGTTTACCAGAGATAGAAGAGAGAGAAGAATTTTCTGAAGGAACTAAAACTAAGCTTGTAGAGTTTGTAGAAAATTTTAAAAAAATAAACGGCACAACTCCTACAATAATGGAGATAGCTAGAGGAGCTAAGGCTTCAACAACTTCTGTTAGAAAATATTTAAAAGAAGGAGATGATTTTAAAGTTACTGCTTATATAGAATCTGGTAAGAAAGCTGGAGATGCATCCGCAGCTAAGAAAAGCACTGGAGTATTTGAAGTTGATCAAGAAGCTTTTGATGACTTAAAAAAAATTACAAAAGATATTAAAGGTATAAGTATTCAAACCACAGGCACTAAAAGTAAATCTGCTGGTCTAAGAATTGGAGACCAGTACAAAGAGTTAATGGATACTTTTTTAGATGGTCAAAAAACAAAATATTTTCCTGCTGACAAAGATGGTATTAATAAATTAAAAGATTTAATAACTCAAATAGCAGATAGCCCTGAGTATCAAAAAAATGTAACTCCCTTTTTATCTTCAAAAGAAAAATTAGCTATAAAAAGAGCTAAAGCCGCTATGTATAAAAAACAAGACCCCTATGGAGTCTACAGAGCTTTAAGAGAATATAAGACAGAAAAATTTCCTGGAACAATGTCTAAAGATATTGTTATTCAACATGGTCAACCAAAGTTTACTACTCAAACTTTAAGTAGATTTGGTTTGATACCATCAGAAATTAATACTTCCCCAATAGTAGAAAAAATAGAAGGTCAAAGAAATGATCTTCTTACTAAATTAAATCAAAAATTAAAAAGTAAAAATATATCACTTGAAGATAAAAAAATACTTATTGAAGACTATAATAGTAAAATGAAAGGATTACGTAGTCAGTTAAAAGGATCTAGTGCTCAAGGTTTAGTTAATTTTGAATTATTAAATATTGATGAAAAAGGAAATGTAAAAAAATCAAAAGATATTTCCTTTGATCCTAAAAAAGGAATGGCTTATGGAAGTGAATTAGGTGATTTAGATTTATCTAAAATTACAAAAGAACAAGCTAATCAAATTATTGAACTAGGTAAAAAGAAAATTGATTTAGAACTTTTAAAAAAAATACCTAATGTAACCACTGCAGATAAAGTAGAGCAACCAGAAAAGTCTAAAATAAGAAATATGTTTGATTCTTTTAATCAAAAAATAAAAAATGCAGGTAACGCTTATAGAAGTATTAGACCAGGTATTGATGCGCTTACCACTGCCTTTCCTGGTAAAGCAGATAATGCAATAGCCGCTGCAATAGACTTTCCAATGATGTATATGTCTGGAGCACCTTTTTCTCAAGCTGCTGCAAGTGCAGGATCTATGTTTATGAACAATCCTAATATTGGTAAAATGGCAAACGTTGCTTTAGAGCAAGCTGCACTAAGTGAAGAAGAACAATTTTTAAAAAATGCAATGGAGAGAAGACAAGGCCTTGAATCTATGCTGGAGAATATCCCTGCAAAATTTAGAGAGACGATAGAAGAAAACAAAGGTGTAAAAGATGAAACCGAAACATACGTACCCTAAAACCTGGCTCCTGCCGCCTGAATCAGGACCCACACCACAAGGGTTGAATATTAACTATAATACTGTTAAGACAGTGAAACTGGAGAAAATAAAAAATGGCAGACAAAATAGACAAGTCCCTAAATCAAGGACCAAGAGGTAGTGCAGTAATACCGGGTGAAGAAGTATTAGAAGAAGCTGTTCAACAGGAAGTAGTAGAAGAGCAACAAGCACCAGGAGACATTGAAACAACAGAATTAGAAGATGGATCAGTACAAATAGATTTTGATCCAGCAACAGCACAGCCGGAAGGTGGTGATGAGCATTATGCTAACTTAGCAGAGTTTTTACCAGACGAAGTTTTAGATGAGATGGGTGCAGACCTTTCTCAAAAATATCAAGATTATCAAATGGGTAGAAAAGAATGGGAACGTACTTACACTCAAGGTTTAGATCTTTTAGGTTTTAAATATGATATGAGAACAGAACCTTTTCAAGGAGCGAGTGGTGCAACTCACCCAGTTCTTGCAGAAGCAGTTACACAGTTCCAAGCTTTAGCTTACAAAGAATTATTACCAGCTGATGGTCCAGTTAGAACAGCTGTGATTGGTGCACCTAGTGAAGAAAAAACTAAACAAGCAGAACGTGTTAAAGATTTTATGAACTACGAGCTCATGGAAAAAATGAAAGACTATGAGCCCGACTTTGATCAAATGCTATTTTATTTACCATTAGCAGGGTCAGCTTTTAAGAAAACTTATTATGATGAGTTGACTAAAAAAGCTACATCAAAGTTTGTACCGGCAGATGATTTGATTGTACCCTACACGGCTACCTCATTAGACGATGCAGAGGCAATCATCCATCGGGTAAAAATTTCTAAAAACGAATTAAGAAAACAACAAGTTGCAGGATTTTATTTAGATATTGAATTAGGTGACCCTAGACAAGTTGAAGATGATGTTGAGAAAAAAGAAAGAGAATTAGAAGGTCAGAGAAAAACTCAAGACGATGATGTATATACTCTTTTAGAATGTCATGTTAATTTAGATGTTGAAGGTTTTGAAGATCAAGATCCTCAAACAGGTGAACCATCAGGAATTAAAATTCCATACATAGTAACAGTAGACGAAGCTACAAGAAATGTTTTAGCTATTAGACGTAACTATGAAATTGGTGATCCAGATAAAAATAAAATACCATACTTTACTCATTTTAAATTTCTTCCAGGACTAGGCTTTTACGGCTTTGGTTTAATCCACATGATTGGCGGATTGAGCAGAACTGCAACTGCAGCACTCCGTCAGTTATTGGATGCAGGGACTTTATCTAACTTACCTGCTGGATTTAAAATGCGTGGTATTAGAATTAGAGATGATGCACAATCAATTCAACCAGGTGAATTTAGAGATGTAGATGCACCAGGTGGAAATTTAAAAGATTCATTTATGATGTTACCATTTAAGGAACCATCAGCTACATTACTAAACCTAATGGGTATAGTTGTTCAAGCAGGTCAAAGATTTGCATCAATTGCTGATCTACAAGTTGGAGATGGTAATCAACAAGCTGCAGTTGGAACTACAGTTGCTTTATTAGAACGTGGCAGTAGAACAATGTCAGCTATCCACAAAAGAATTTACTCTTCGCTAAAAAATGAATTTAAATTATTAGCAAGAGTATTCAAATTATATCTACCACCGGAATATCCGTATGACGTAGTTGGGGGTCAAAGAACAGTTAAACAAACAGACTTTGATGACAGAGTAGATATATTGCCAGTTGCTGATCCCAACATCTTTTCTCAAACTCAGC